TTGCGTGTTAAAGACCGCAAAAATGTTATGCGTACAGCGGATAACGCTATTGGTGGAGATCTCACAAAAGCACTTGCATTAGGTGATGCACTCATTGCAATGCTTGTTGAGTCATGGTCATTTGATTTAATCCCGCCATCAATCAAACTTGAGTCATTAGATGAACTAACAATGACTGATTATGATGCTTTGGTAGATCACACAAAAGACGCGCAAAAGTATCTGTTCCCTAACCTGGCTGAAACGCCACAGACAGAGGCAGACCCAAAAGCAATTGGCGAGAACTCCAACGCCTAAAATGGTTACTCAAGGGTGGGGAAAGGCATGAAGCCTTTTCTTATCCTGATGAGCAATGGTATTACTACCAAATGGCAGAGCGGTTTGGTTGGACACCTGAACAGGTAGATAACTTGCCCGCTAGTACGGCAGATTGGTTAATAGCAATTGCTAGAACCGTTGATGAGGTGAAAACAGAAGGGTTAAGAGATGGCTGAAATTGTTATCAAAAACCTGAAAGATGTTCTTGCCGCAATTGATGGAGCGGCTGAAAAAATTGAACAAGGCGCGCAATTAGGAATTATGCGTGTTGGCCTTGCAGTTGAACGCCAGGCAAAATTAAACTTTCAAGGCACACGCAGTTATGAAAAGCGTACAAGCAAAAATGGCAGACCCTATTTGAAAATTACTCCACCAAAACATGTTGGTGGATCAGGCCCTAACACTGTTACAGGTAATCTAAAAAGATCTATTAAAACTACTTACCGTGTTGGGCTAGGTGTTTACACGGCTGAAGTTGGGCCAACAATGATTTATGCGCGCCAGGTAGAAAAGGGCGGTGGAAAATGGCCTGCGGGGGTAAAATACCCTTACTTAGAACCTGCGGCTTTATCGCTATTGCGTAGCGGCAAATTAACCAGGATCTTTACAACCGCTGTTAAAGAAAAATTGGGGAGTTAATCATGGCTGATCTAATCCCCCCAATGCTTATTAAATTACAAGCAGATGTAAGTGAACTTAAAGTAGGACTAGCGCAAGCGGAAAATGCTCTTAAAGGAATAGATAAATCTGTTCAAACCGCTTCTACTGGCATGGCTAATTTTTCAACAAAAATTAAACAAATTGGTGCATCACTAGGTATTGCTTTTGCAGGTACTCAAGTTTTGCAATTTGGTAGAGATGTTATCCAACAGGCAATGGAAGCAGAAGCACAACAACAGCGCTTGTATCAATTGATGAAGGTTGGTACTGGTGCAACTGATGAACAAGTAGCCGCGCTTAATGCGCAGGCTGATGCGTTAGAAAAATTAGGCGTTGTAACAGGCGGAAACATTACTCAAACGCAATCACAGTTGGCAACATTTAATTTGCAGGCTGACACAATTGAAAGATTAACACCTGCCATTCTTGATTATGTCACCGCTGAAAAGGGCGCTAACGCAAGCGCAGATGAATTTAAGCAAATGACAAACGGATTGGCACAAGCGCTTAACGGCAACTTTGGATCTCTTACAAGAGTTGGCTTTGTGCTTGATGATCACACTAAGAAACTTATTTCATCAGGTACAGAAGCAGAAAAATCTGCGGCAATTGTTGATGTTTTGAATTCCACCTACAAAGGTTTTAATGCGGAATTAAGAAACACCCCTGAAGGTCAAATGCAAGGACTTAGAAATGATTTTGATAAATTAAAAGAAGATTTAGGTAAAGCATTACTGCCTGCTTTGCGTACAGTTATGGGTTTTATGACTGGCACTTTATTTCCTGCATTAAGATCATTTGGCAAACTTATTAAAGACAATGCAGACGCTATAAAAATGTACGCAATTATTGTAGGTACTTTAGTAACTGCTTTTTACACTTACAAAGCCGCGCTTGTCACAGTAAAAGTTGCTCAACAATTGTATGTTGTTGTTATGACTCTTATGAAAGGTGCAACACTTGCTTCAATTGCTTCTACTAATGGTTTAGCCGCTTCAATGCTTGCCCTTAATGCGGCTATGAGAGCAAACCCAATTGGACTAATAGTTACGGCCTTAGCCCTTGTTGGTGTGGCGTTTGCTATTGCATGGAAAAAGAGTGAAACATTTAGAGGCATTGTAATCAAAGTTGTTCAAGGTATCTTAAAATGGGTAGAACTATTGCTTATGGCGTGGGGTAAATTTTTCTCATTGCTAGGCAAAATTCCTGGTATGGGTTGGGCTAAAAAAATTGGTGACGGCCTTGATGGAATTTCAAAAAAGATAAACACAGCAAGCAAAAATTTAAATGACTTAAAATCAAATTTTAAGGGCATGGGCAATGTGTCTATGACCGCAGGAACGGCTGGCGTAACAGGCAGTGGTACTGGCGGCGGCGGCGGCGGCGGCGGCGGTGGTGGCCTCAGTGGTGAACAAAAAAAGAAACTTGATGGCTACAAAAAAGATGTAAAAAAGATTTACAAAGACATGAATGAGGCTATTGCTGACGCGCAAGAAAAAGCGCAAGAGGCATTAGACAGACGCAATGAAATTATGTTTAAGGCTCAAAAAAATCATGATGAAAAAGTTGATGAACTAAAAAAGCGCAACAGAGAAGTTCTTGCTGAAGCCCAAAAGCGTTTTGATGAAGCAGAAGATGAAGCCTTAAAGCGCAAGAATAAGGCTGATGAACAAGCCAAAAAGCGTTTTGCAGAACTTGAGATAAGCATTGACAAAGATCTTGCTGATAGAAAAGCGGATCTTCTCAAGGCTAACAATAACAAACTTGATGACATACGCAAGAAAGCGGCGGATAAAACCGCTGACTTAACTAAGGCCGCCGCAGACAAGCAAGCAAACATTGTGCAACAGTCAATGGATCGTTTAAGCAAGGCGTTTGCGTCTAAGACTGGTTTTGATTTAGGTGAAGCGTTTAAGGGTGGAGCAGATAACGCTGGCAAACTTCTTGATGAACTTAAAAACAAATTAGCCGCGGCCAAAGAATTACAAGCCAACGCCGCAAAACTTGCTGGCATGGGTTACAGCCAGGTGTTTATTGAAGAAGTTGTTAAGCAAGGCCCTGAAGCGGGTAACAAGATTGCTGAAGCACTCAAGGCCGCATCACCTGATGCAACAAAAGAATTACAAAGTTTGTATGGTCAAATAACAACTGTTTCTGATACTGGCCTAGATGCTCTTGCTCAGTCAATGAACGCAGGCGGAAAACTAGCAACTCAAGAATTGATGGACTCATTTAATCAAGTTTCTAAAGATCTTAAAGAGTCATTAGCGGTTGTTAATACTGAAATGAATGAGGCGTTGGCTGAGGCTAATGCGGCATACAGTGAGGCCGTTACTGAGGCTGAGACAGTGCGCAAGGAAAAGTTGGCTGAGGCTAACAAGGATCTTACAGAGGCTTTGGCTGAGGCTAAGGCTAATTATGATGAGGCTATTGCAGACGCTTCAAAGGCGCTCACAGAGGCTAGAGAGCGCGCACAAAAAGATCTTGATGAAGGACTTGCAGAAGCGGCTAAAACCTTGCAAGAGGCGCTCCTAGAGGCTCAAAAGGACTATGAAAAGGCTATTGATGAAATCAATAAGTCCACAATGAAGAAGTTGCAAGACCTCAAAGATAAGTTGGCTGAAGTAGCGGCTCTTATGAAAGCATTGAGCGCGGCTTCTGCGGCGGCGGCTGTTGCCAATGCCCCTAAGTACACACCAATTATTGCTTCAACTATTCCTGGCGGAACAAGCACAACAGGAACTACAACAACAACTAACATCAACACATCTGTTACTGGTGTTAATTTGACTGATCCTTACACCACAACAACTAGCGTTGTTAATGCTATTAAATTTGGAAATGTAATTGTTCCTACTGCTCCTAGCGCATTAGCCGCTGGTGAAAGCGGTGCAATTGGAGCGGCTTCTATTGCTTCTCGCATTGTTAGATTACCTTCTGCGCAATCTATGAGCGCCAATTTGAGGGATAGATAATGACTACGCTAACGCAGGTTTATTCGTTTGCTTTTAAAAATCAGGTGTTTGGCGGCGCTGGTTCACCCTACCAAATTCTTAGCGTTGATGGCCTTGAGTCTTTGCCTGGTATCCGTAATCAAGATGATAACCGCGGCTACCATGACGGTATGTTTACAGGCCGTGATTTCCTAAGCGGCAGATCAATTTCAATTATTTTTAACACTTTTGGTGATGCTAACGGATCTGCGCAAACAAATTACAACACAATCCAAAGTATTCTTTTGCCTCAAACCCAGGGAACTACGCCGCTTTATTTTAAATTTCCAAACATTCCTACATCTGAGCAATTTGTTGATGCTCGCGTACGCTCTTTGCGCACAACCGTAGATCCTAATTACACCTATGGATACATTACATCTCAAGTTGAATTTTTTTGCCCTGATCCAAATTATTACAACAGCAATTTACAGACTGCCAACATGCTTATTAGCGCGGCTTTAGGGCGCACTTACAACAAGACATTTAATTACACATACGGTGGTGGTTCTTCTACAGTTACAACTACTATTCAAAACATTGGTTGGGCTACTACTTACCCAACAATTACCATTCAAGGGCCTATTACAAACCCTGTTATTGGTAACACAACAAGTGGTAATACACTTAATTTCACAGGAACATACACTGCTTTAGATACTTTGGAAATTGATCTTTACAATCAATTGATTACGCTCAATGGAAACCCTGCGCGTAATCTTTTGATTTCAGGAACATGGTTTGACGCGCCACCAGGCAATTCAAATTTCTTTTTTACTGGCACAAGCACATTAGCGGGAACTACTCAGGCTACCGTTTCTTGGTATTCTGCGTACATCTAAGGGAGAATAAATGACACTACAAACGCCTCCATCATGGCTACAAGCAGGCTCATACCCTGCTCAGTATGACCGTTTAACAGCGCAAGCATTGTGGGCTACTACTGGCATTATTGGCAGTTCCTCATTGGCTATTACCGCTAACTCTCCTGCGGGTATGTCAGTGCGCGTTGCAACAGGGTGGGCCGCAATTGTTGGTACAACTACAACAAACATGGGCGTGTACACAATTTTTAATGACGCTCAAGACACGCTAACAATCACAACCGCAGATCCTACAAATCCGCGTATTGATCTTGTATGCGCAACAGTGCGTGATGCTTTTTATTCAGGCGCTAACAATGATGTAATTTTTCAAGTAATTGCTGGAACTCCTGCGGGATCTCCTGTTGCACCTTCACTTCCCGCAAACTCAATTTCTTTGGCTACAGTTGCAGTAGGCGCGGCAGTCACTCAGATCAATACAGGAAACATTACAGATACGCGCACATTGGTAACAACAAACATTCCTGAAACTGGTGACATTTCAAGCGTTACAGCGGGCGCAGGTTTAACAGGTGGTGGGTCAAGTGGCGCGGTTACTTTGGCGGCTAGTGTTGCCACAAATGCGCAAGTAGGAACTACTTACACTTTGGCTTTGTCTGATAATGGCAAACTTGTAACGCTTGCTAACGCTTCAGCGGTTGCTGTTACAATTCCGCTCAACAGTTCAGTTGCATTGCCAGTAGGCGCTGTTATTATGATGGCGGCTTATGGAGCAGGCGCAGTAACAATTTCAGGAGCAGGAGGTGTGACCGTGGTTTCAGGCGGAGCAACACCTGCAAGTCCTGTAATACGCGCTCAGTATTCATCTGTAGGTGCAATACAAACTTCTGCAAACAATTGGCTAGTGGTAGGAGATTTACTCTAATGTCAATCATTTCTGTTATTTCAGGTTCAGGTAAAACTGCGCCTAGCGCTCCAACAATAGGAACTGCAACTGGCGGCAATGCAACGGCTTCAGTTACTTTTACTGCGCCTACTTATACAGGCCGCTCTCCTATTACTTCTTTTACAGTCACATCATCACCAGGATCACTTACTGGAACAGGTGCATCATCACCAATTAGTGTTTCAGGACTTTCTAACGGAACTGCATACACATTTACTGTAACTGCAACTAATGCCGCAGGACTTACATCTGTGGCTTCTGCGGCTTCTAACTCTGTAACTCCTGTTGCTCCTAAGCCAGTAGTTACAGGTGGAACTCTTACATCTGATGCAACTTATTATTATCGTACATTTACTTCTAACGGCACATTAGGAATTAGCGTTGCAACATTAAATTTTGATTATGCAGTTATTGCTGGCGGCGGAGGTGTACCCGCGTCATACTATGTAAGTTGTTGTGGAGTTACGGCAATGTCAAACGCTGGAGGCGGAGGTGCGGGCGGTGTATTACTAGGCTCATCAAGTAGCGGAAGTAATTTGGCTGTAGTAGTTGGAGGAGGAGGAGCGGCTGGCAATCCTTTTAGTGCAAATGAGGGCAATCCTTCATCTTTAGGTGCTTTTACTGCCGCTGTTGGTGGTGTTGCTGGAGGCGGTGGTAGCGCGGGTGGTGCTGGTGGTTCAGGGGGTGGCGGTGCAGGGTACAGCGACAGTAATAATAATACTGCTGGCGGAGTAGGTGGTACTGGAACTTCAGGACAAGGATTTGGTGGAGGTACTGCTTTTAGAACAACTGGATTTATTACCGCAGGTGGTGGTGGAGGTGGTGCTTCTGCCGTTGGAGGTACTCCCTCAAATAGTAGTTCAGGTAATAATGGCGGTGCTGGAACAACTGTGTATGGTGTAGCAGTTGGTGGCGGTGGTGCGGGTGGTAGAACACAAGGCGGAACAGCAACAGGCGGTTCAGGTGGTGGTGGAAACAGTCAACTTAATACAACCGCTTGCTCTGGTGCCGCTAACACAGGTGGCGGTGGTGGAGCAGCAAGTCAAACTACAGGAGGCGCGACTGGATTTAAACTTGGTGGTTCAGGTGGGTCAGGTCGCGTAGCGGTTCGCTACACAAGAAGTCAGGTGGACTAAATGGCACATTGGGCAGAAATTGATGAAAACAACATTGTTCTTCGCGTTGTTGTAGGTTCAAATGATGAGCCTGATGAGGGTTATCAATGGATTATTGATAATTTAGGTGGTCGTTGGATTAAAACTTCCTATAACGGAAACATTCGCAAAAGATTTGCGGGCATAGGCTTCACTTATGATGAACAGCGTGATGCTTTTATTGAGCCAATGCCTCCGCAAACTCATAGCCTATTAGGAAAACCTCTTGTGTGGGAAATAGATGAAAATACTTGCGATTGGGTTAAAAGGGTTATAGAGTCGTAACCTAAAGAAAGAAGGCAACCCTAATGCAAAAAATTATCTTTACTGACATTCATAATCCTAACGGCGTTTTAGAAAAACCAAAACCTGCTAAAGATTACATACCTGAATGGTATAAAAAAGCAAAACCGCATAACAACCCTGAAAATAAAGGCATACCATCTTTAGATGGATCGCCTACTTCAACTATTAAAAAATGTATGCCAGTTTTTGACATGATGACGGCTGGTTACATTATGGAAACGCCTTATGACATTTATGTAAGAAGAACAAAAGGACAACCTCCTTATTTTCAATGGGGTCATAATGAAGCAATTGTTTTTCAAGCAATGGAGCAATTCCAAAACCACCCTTATTCTCGCGACATAAATTACGCAGTAAGAATTAACATTCCGTGGAGCATTAAAACCCCTAAAGGTTGGTCAATTATGGTCATGCAACCTCAACACCATGAACTAGGCCCACTCGAATGTGCAAGCGGAATTGTAGATACTGATGATTTTTCAATTCCTTTTAACATGTTTCTTAAATTACGAGATCCTAATTTTGAAGGCATGATCCCTGCGGGTACTCCATTCCTACAAATAATTCCGTTTAAGCGTGAGGCGTGGGAGTCAGAATTAGGCGGGGAAAAAGAAAGAATTAAATACAACTCTGATGGGCATAAGTTTAATAGAGTATTCTTTGACCGCTATAAGAAGTTTTGGTGGGTAAGAAAAGAGTATAACTAATGGCAACTACCTACCGTTACCTCTTTGTTGATCTTTTAAGCAACACTATTATTGGAGAACTTCCTTTAACTGGTGTTGGTTTTACTCAGCAACTTAATCAGCCTGGGTCTTTTCAAGGTCACTTGCTTTTGTCGGGCGTGAACGCAGACAAATACAATGTTGAACTTTCAACTATACCTGCTCACTGCGGGCTGTATGTAGATCGTGATGGCGTTTTGGTATGGGGTGGAGTTATTTGGGGGCGCTCGTATAACAGCACCTCACAAACGCTTTCCTTTAGCGCGCAGGAATGGATTTCATACTTTGATCACAGGCGCGTTACGCAAGACATTGAGTTTACAAACACAGATCAATTACTTGTAGCAAAAACCCTTATTGAAAATGCGCAGAACGCTACTTATGGTGACATTGGTGTTGGCTATAACAGCGCAGGACAAACATCATCAGGCGTGTTAATTGACCGTGTTTATTACAATTATGAATTAAAAAATGTGTTTCAAGCCGTACAAGATTTAAGCCGTCAGGGTGATGGTTTTGATTTTTCAATTGATGTTGAGTATGACGCAATCACAGATTTGCCTGTTAAAAACTTTAACACTTATTATCCGCGCAGTGGTTTGGTTTATTCTTTTGGCGATCCTGATGTTCCTGTATTTACATTTCCCGCAGGCAACATGGTGGAGTATGAATACCCTGAAGATGGTTCAGTTGTAGCCAATACTGTTTACGCGCTAGGTGCAGGCTCTAATGAAGGCAAGCAAATTGCAACAGGACAAGACACTACAAAACTTTTAGCAGGTTGGGCATTATTAGAAACCACATCTAATTATTCTGACATTACAGATGTTACAGTTTTACAAGAATTAGCAAACGCTCAATCACTTGCAACTTCTTATCCGCCAGTAGTCCTCAAGGTAGTTGTACCTGCCTATGTAGATCCTGTTTTTGGAACTTATCAAGTCGGAGATGATGCGCGCATTATTATTACTGATAGCCGTTTTCCTAACACCCTTGATGAGATTTACCGCATTGTTGGCCTTACAGTGCAACCAGGTGAAGATGGCCCTGAGCGCGTAACATTGACCCTTGCACAAGGAGCAGGAGAAGCGTAATGCCATACATCAATCAGCCAATTGACTTACAAAGAATGTTTGCAGATCTCAACAACCGCTTAAACAAACTAGAAACTGCGGTGCGCTTTACATTTCCTAATGTAACTGTTGATCCAACTTACCCGCGCATTGGTGATGCGTGGCTAAACATTACGGATAATGAAGCGAAGATAGTTGATGCTAATGGAACTGTTCGCGTCATTACCTGGACATAACAGTTATACTTTTTCACCATGAACGCATTAGATTGGGCGGCTTTAGCCGTCAGTATCATCACCATTTTGGGCGGGTTTGTAGCCGCAGTACGGTGGTTGGTTAAACATTATTTGGCTGAGTTAAAGCCTAATGGCGGCACATCATTGCGAGATGAACAGAACCGACAGGGTGACACAATCAAGCGTTTGGAGAGCCGCATTGATGAAATTTATAGCCTGCTTCTTAATCGTTCTTAGCCTTACAGGGTGCGGGTATCAGGGCTATACACGCTATCCTTGTCAGGAATTTGTCAATTGGGAAAAGGCAGAATGTAACCCGCCGCAATGTGAAGGCATTGGGCAATGTACAAAGGATTTATTACCTAATGTGGGCACTCAAAATGGCTAGACGCAAATACACACCTGAAGAATTACATGCGCGCTTAATTGTTACAATAGGAATTTTGCTTGCGTTGGTATTTTCAGGTTCAGTTTTTGCCATGCTGTATGCGTTGGTGTTTGTTACGCAACCTATGGCACAAGCCCCTAATGATGCGGCATTTATTGATCTTATTTCAACTTTAACTGTATTTCTTACAGGTACGCTCTCAGGCATTTTGTCGGCTAATGGACTAAAATCTAAACCAAAGCCACAGGAAGGAAAAGAAGATGAGCCTAAATAAAGTTATAGAACTTTGTGAAGCATCAATTGGTTACACAGAAGGCACAAACAATGACACCACATTTGGTAAATGGTTTGGCCTAAACAATCAACCCTGGTGCGCAATGTCTGCATCAAAAATGTATTTTGATGCTGGCATGATTGGAACGGTAGCCAACACAAACAAAGGTTTTGCCTCTTGTGATGCCTGGCTAAAGTATCTAACAAAAAATAATCAACTTGTGCCCATTGGTCAGGCAAAGCGCGGGGATCTTGTGTTCTTTCAATTTGATGAAGATGCCCAACCTGATCATGTGGGCATTGTAAAGTTCCACCACACTACGCTTAAATACCTGCAAGTATTTGAGGGCAATACATCTTCAGGTAAGGCTGGAAGCCAGTCAAACGGTGATGGCTTTTACCTAAAGAAGCGTGACTATAAAACAATCATGGCGGTAGCCCGCCCAAAGGAGTAACAATGGATAAGAAGCACCTAGACATGTTGAAATCAGCAATTCGCCACTTTGCAGTTACCGCTGTTGCGCTTTATGCCGCAGGAGTAACTGACATTAAGGCACTTGCATTTGCTACAGGGGCGGCAGTTGTTGGCCCTGCAATCCGCGGCATTGACAAGACAGATCCCGCATTTGGTTTGGTTGCAGACTATGTGACCGCTGAGATTGATAAGTTGGCAAAGGCAAGCAAGAAAAAACCCGCAAAGAAAACGAAATAGTGAACGGCCCCGCTAACGCGGGGCTTTTTACTTTGCGGTACGATTTCTGCACTAGGAGGCACACGAATGGCGTTGTTTGAAAAATTAGAAGAAGCAAACGAATTGGTAAAACCTAAATGCGCTTATCAATCAATGGTAGATAACATGAACGAAACAGATCGCGCCGCTTTGCAAGTCGCGTGGGAAAAAGGTTATTCACAACGCGTAATACTTAGAGCGCTTAGGGCTGAAGGTTACAAAACAAGCAATGAAGCAATTATGGGGCATAGAACTGGACAGTGTAAATGTCCAAAAAAGTAGAGGAAATTCTTAATAATCGCCAAAATGAATACGGTAGCGCTCGCAAAAATTTTACGACAATAGGCCGCATGTGGGGTGCGCTATTAGACATAGAGGACATTGACCCTGCAATTGTTGCCTTGATGTTTGATGCGGCTAAATCAGTACGCATTGTGGCTAATCCAACACATGAAGATAGTTGGATAGATAAAGAAGGCTACACATACCACGGTAAGGAGATCGTGTTTACAAATGAGCCTTGAAAAAAGATTACAAGATTTGCCTGAAGGTATTGAGTCGCAAGATGTAAAAGAACTACGCCAGGTAATTTTGCGATTGCAAAAACAATTAAAGCAGTCTAAAGAGCGCAGTGAAGATTTAGTAGAAGCAACACACCGCGGTGCTTATGATGCCATGATTGCGTTGGGTGCAGTGCCACCTGTTTCTGCGCCACAAAAAGATAAACGCAAAATAAATGCTGAAGTGGCTTTAATCCACACAACGGATTGGCAAGGCTCAAAAGTTACAACCAGTTACAACACTGAGATTATGCGTGAACGAGTTATGCAATTTTCTGAAAAAGTTGTACACCTAACTGATTTGCAACGCCATCATCACCCTGTAAAAGAATGTGTAGTGATGTTTGGCGGTGACATGGTTGAAGGTTTGTTTAATTATCCTGCGCAGTTATGGCAGATAGACGCTTCATTGTTTGGCCAGTTTACAAATGTTTCAAGGCTTTGCGTGGATTTTGTGCGCGAGATGTTAGCCAATTTTGATAAGGTCACAGTAATTGCTGAATGGGGAAATCATGGGCGCATTGGTGGCAAGCGCGCAGAAGTTCCAAAATCTGACAATGTGGACAGAATGGTTTATGAAATGAGCCGTCAGATCCTTGCAGGAGAAAAGCGTTTAACCTGGGAAGATTGCCCAGAGGACATTCAAGAAGTTGAGATTGGCAATTACCGCGCTCTGCTTATGCATGGTGATGAGTTGGGCCGTTCAGGATTTGCAAGCCCTGCGGCATGGATTGCGGGTGCTAACCGTTGGAAAGCGGGCGCGCATGATTACGATTTCCATGACATTTTTTTAGGGCATTACCACCGACATGCACAAGAGCCTATTCAAAAGCACTACAACATTTATTGGACAGGATCAACAGAGTCAGATAATCGTTATGCGCGTGACTCAATGGCCGCTAGTGGCAGACCGTCACAGCGTTTGCATTTTGTAGATCCAATTAAGGGAAGAACTACAGCCCAATACCAGGTGTGGTTGGATTAGTCCTCATCATCATCTGCTAATTCAGTAGTTATGAGGCGCATGTTAGATACATCAATGCCGTGTTCTTCTGCTTTATCCATTGCATCTTTAAATGTTGATAAACAACGGTTGGTTAAATCGCTCACCATGTCGGGATAGGTTGCCTCACTACCTAATTCCACGACAAGACCGCCTAAGCGGATTGAGATTTGTGAATAAGCCATGATTTCCTCCTGGCTATAAGTATGCCACCACCGACACGCCAGGCCCATAAATTACAGGGTTCTTGAATTTGTCGGTGGTTTGGTGTTCAATCTGCTCTACAAGGGCTAGTTAGCCCCCCAACGGAAAGGTTACACATGGCAAATTACAAAGGCCCATTAGATTACATTGATGTGGCAACAAGAATTATTGAGTTCAGAGAAAAGTTCCCAACAGGATCATTGCAGTCATGGAAAGATCCTTATGTAATTGAAGTAAAAATGCCTGATGGCAGTATTAAAAGTTACATGGTGTATAGCGCCGCGGCATACCGTTCACCTGATGACACTTTGCCAGGCGTAGGTTGGGCATACGAGCCAATACCAGGGCCGACTAACTTCACGCGTGACTCTGAATTACAAAACGCTGAGACAGCCGCATGGGGGCGCGCAATGGTGGCCGCTCTTGCAGTGGATACAAAGAAGGGCATTGCATCATCTGAAGAAGTACGCAACCGCCAAACAAAAACAACAGAAGCACCACAAGCCAAAGCACCTGAGCCAAAGCGTGAATTTACAGAAGAAGAAAAAGCAAGCGCATTTGCGGTTTACAGTTTGATTGAAACCAAAACTAATGAAGAAGAACTAAGAGCCGCATGGACATTAAATGCAGATTTGCTTGATGTTGTTCTTGAAGGCGCAACTTTGCGTGATCACATTATTGCGCGCAGGGCGGCCCTGAATGGATAACAGCGTGATCATTGCAAACAATGCTCAGCGCACATCAATGGCCGCGGCAGAAAAAGTTTTGCCTAGAACTGGGTCACTCAAGCGCAAGGTGTATGAGTACATTTTGAAGCAGGGGTTGCGCGGTGTTACAGATTATGAAATTGAGAAAACATTACAGATTGAAGGCAACACAGTACGCCCAACCAGGATTGGGCTAGTCAAAGATGGTTACATTATTGACACAGGCACAACAAGAAAAAACCACCACAACAATGACTGCATAGTTTGGCGCGCAGTAGAGGAAGGAATGATGCTATGAGCAGTAAAGATAATAAGTTTCAACCTGATGCGGGCTTTGTAGTAGCCGTTCATCAAAACATCTTAGGAATTAGAGCAGTTGCATCAGCACTTGATGTATTTCCTGAGAAGTTGGCAGAGGCAATGGCAACTATGGGATTTCAATTTATTCCTGATCCGTTCAATCTTTCATCTGATGCAGGCAAGGTAATTGCTTTGCAAAACAAGAGAGAAAATGCAAACATCAGCCTGGTACAAGATCCTGTACAAGAGGAAACAGTTGATGAATGAGCAAGAGAAAGCATTTTGGGTTTGGTGGGAAAAAATTGAACCTAACACAGATCAAACAAGTTTGCGCATGGCATTTGATGCGGGTTATCAAGCCAATAAAGGCGGTGCATAATGTCTGAAATTATTACGCCTGCAATGGTGGAGCAAAAATTACGCGGCCTTTCCAAAGAGGTAGATCAAGCGCATAAAGTTTTGGTAGAGGTGGAAACCATTTATCACAGCGTTAAAGCGGACTATGAAATTGCTATGGCAAAATCACGCATTACTTTGGCTACTAAATCTTCCCCTACTGGCAAGAATTACACGGTTGGGGAAAGAGAAGATTTGGCGTTAGTTCAAAATGAAGAATTGCATAAAGATCTTGCAATAATTCAAGCCAAAATTTTAGCCTCTCGCGCCAACACAAATAGATTAAAAATGCAGGTGGACATTGCCCGCTCTGTAGGCACATCAGTGCGCACAAGTATGGATCTCACATGATGTTTTTTACTACATTTGTAGTTGGATTGATTGCGGGTTATTGGCTGTACCCATTACGCATGACATGGAAGTTGTACAAGATCAGTAAACAAATCAGGCAGTTGGAACTAGATCACATGAAAATGATGGAAGATTTACGCGGCTCACAATGGAATGAGGATAATTTATGAAAAAAGCAATTTTAATTTTTATTTTGTTAGGAAACATTACTCCTGCACACGCTGAAGAAGTTGGCGGTTGGGTCAAAGTAAATGCAAGCGGTGCAATCATAAGTGGAACAAGCGTGTGTACACCTGATGTATGCGGAGATGTAAATAGTTCATTTTCAAAATTAACTTTGTTGCCTGGTGAGCGTTGGGTACAAATTACTAAAGCCGACACAACAGGTAATGTTACAGGCCCAAATGTTGTAGCACAAACAGCGCCTAACCAAACAGTTAGCGCAAAAGTAGATCCTTTAACAAATGTTGCAACGGTTACAACAAAAACAGTTGAACCACTCGCACCTAGAGTCACCGTTACAACGGAAACGGAAACAACTTATGCAGTTGAACAGTCTGTACCAGTAACCACGGTAAAAGCACCAGTCATTGAAATTAAAGAACCTGAAACAATTGAAGAAGATCCTGCATTTATTGATTGGCTTGCGCTAATTCAAGACTTTTTCCAAAAGTTATTCACCAATTTCACATGGGCGTGGGATCTATGATTGATCTACAAAACATGGTGGTTAAAACCCTGGTTGCTAATGACAATGCCAGGGCTAGATCACTACAAACAGCCATTGGGCCATCAGCAATTGGTGGGTGTCAGCGCAGGCTTTGGCATGACATAGCGCAAACAACGCCAACAAATGTTGGTGACAAGTTAGGCGCAATCTTAGGTACTTACATTCACACAGGCATTGAAGAAGCAATCCGCCGTGAAGATCCATTTGGCGTTCAGTATGAGTTAGAAATTGCTGTAGAAGCCAATGGAGTACCTGGCCATGTGGATTGCTACGACAAAATTAGCCACACCGTTATTGATTGGAAAACAATAAAAAAAGGCAGTGGGCGTTATTTTGGTAGCAATAACAGGCAACAAGTGTGGCAAGTTCATCTTTACGGTTATCTACTAAAGCAGAATGATTACATTGTTGAAGATGTAGCGCTTGTAGGAATTCCGCGTGATGGAAAAATGTCAGACATTTTGGTTTACAACCAACCTTATGATGAAGAAATTGCTTTGCAAGCGTTAGCGCATTTAGAAAAAACGCGTGAGATGGTTGCTGAGCAATTAAAACCTAAACCTGAAAAGCCGTTGGCCTTTTGTGCGGACTTCTGCCCTTACTACGATCCGACAGGAGCAGAAGGTTGTCCGAGTATTCAAAAGTAGATTGGGATAAGGCAGAGTGTCGGCGTTTGGAAATTTACACAGATCTTTTTTATGACATAGAAGAAGAAAGATCTGTAAATGCTTACGATCACATCAATTCAGTGCGGGCTATCTGCGTCTCTTGCCCAATTTGGAAAGATTGTTTAACCTACGCGTTCCAACATGAAAATTACGGAATGTGGGGCGGCATGACTAGCCAGGAGAGAGCAAGCATTGATGAACCGTTGAAGTACCCCAACCAACGCATTAGAGGGCTTAGGGCATTAGAACAAATGGGAATTAGTTTGGAACAAATTAAAGAGTGCAAAGGAAAGGCAAAATGACTTCATTACCGTACATGCAGTTGTATGTTTCTGATTACCTTGCAGACACAGCGCACCTAACAGCGCAACAACATGGCGCATACATGCTTTTGTTAATGAATTACTGGCAACGCGGCAAGGCATTAGATAACAGCAATGAACGGTTATCTCATGTGGCGCGTTTAAGCCCTGAAGAATGGGCAGATGCAAAGCCAACACTAGAAGAATTTTTTATTGTTGAGGATAATGTTTGGAGTCATGCCAGGGTAGAAGATGACTTAGCAAAGATCCGTGAGAAGTCTGTTAAAGCATCATTTGCAGGCCGTAGATCAGTTGTTGCGCGTGGATTAAACGAGCGTTCAACAAACGCTGAACAGTCGTTGAACCATAAAGAGGAAGATAAAGAGGAAGATAAAGACATAAGCAAAAAAGAATTGTTTGTGGACTTTTGGAATGTTTATCCATTAAAGGTTGGCAAAGGCGCGGCACAAAAAGCATTTGAGAAAGCGATCCGTACCACTGATGCAGGCATAATCATTAGAGGCGCTCAGAGGTACAAATTAGACCCAAACAGAGTGCAGGCATACACAGCACATGCCTCCACCTGGTTAAACGCTCAGAGGTGGCTTGATGAGGCTTTACCACAGCGTAATCTTTCTTCCGCAGAAATTAAAGAAAAAGAATTACAAGAAGCGCGCATAAAGTCAGAACGAGAGAAGGAGCAGGCGGCGCAATGGTTTGCAGAACAGGAAGAAGCAAAACGCAACGCAGTTCCACCACCCGCAGAACTACGCGAACTTTTGAGAAAGAGTTTTACAAAATAACTCAAACATTATCTGTAACTGTTACACTTGATGTAACCATTACAGGAGGAACTATGACTAAGCAATTAGTTGATCCCGCAGTTGTGCAACCAGGAGATCATGTATTAGCAAAAGGCCATGATCTCATGGTGAAATACATTCAAGGCCCTGATCACATTGGCGTTTATGATTTTCATGGCGTTAATGAATTAGGCAAAGATCAAATTGCAACAGCGCAGGATCTCATTACACTTCTTAGGTGATTACTTTTCAAGTAGATGGCCAACCTGTTCCGCAAGGATCTATGAAAGTCATCAATGGACATGTCATTCATGCCAAAGGTTCAGAACTGGCCGCGTGGCGTTCTGCCATTGCTTTGCGGGCTAGAGAAGCAGGGGCAAAGCCCCACATTGAGCCAGTTGAAATAGACATGATTTTTACAATGGCCCGCCCAAAGACCGTAAACCGCCCTGAGCCGTCAGTAGCCCCTGACCTGGATAAATTGGTCAGAGCAGTCTTAGACGGCCTTACAGCCATTGCCTACCGTGATGATGGGCAGGTTGTACGCCTGACCGCGGCAAAGGTCTATGGGATCACCCCTGGACTTTGGGTTCAGATGTGGGCCAAAATGCCCGCGTAGGGTGTGAGAGACACCACAAAAAAAGTTTGAAAAAAAGTGCCAAAAACACTTGACACGCGTATAACCATACCGTAATGTATTCCTTGTAAGGGAGATGGACTCCCAAAGGAAGAAGGCACAAAATGGCTTCAACAAAAAGCAAAAAAGTTGGAGATGTAATTGTCACAATTTGTTTAACTGAAGATGAAGGTCTTTGTGTTGAAGATGGTGGCAAGTGGTTATTGATGTGCGAAACACACGGCGGAATTGTTCAAGATACAAATAAAAACCGTTTATGGGGTTGGGCATCATTTCCTCAAGAATGGTGCGAAGAATGTCGCGCAAAGGCAGGTAACTAATTATGGGCGAATTAGTAACAGGGATCAACCGCCGCGCAAATGTTCAATACCGCGCTTTTGACAGCATCAATCTTTTTGGTGAGAAGTATCAGGCAAAGCAAAACAATTCATCAGGTCATTCATTTACATGTTGCGTATTTTGTGGCCGCGACACATCAAAGCAAGGCAAATCTCAAGGCGCTTATGTTGGCGCTGGTGGCGCTTTGATCGTTCACCCTGATGATTATTACACCCTGGCAATTGACGGCGGTGACATGGGCTGGTTCCCAATTGGAACTGAGTGCATCAAGGAAGTACCTGCGGAATTTCGCACAAATAACCCTTATGAGGACAAGGCAAAAGGCGTATAAATAAGTACCAAAATGTGTTTGACAAACTTCCCCAAAAAGTTTTACAATTAACCCACAAGGGCAAAAGCCCCCAAACAGGAAGAAGGCAAAGATTATGGCAACAACAACAGCACTAGAAATGCGTAAGTATTTTTACACCACAGTTGATACAAAGAATTTAGAACTGTTGGGCAGTCATTCAACAATTGCAACAATTACAAAAGAAGAAGCGTTAGAACTTGCACAAGAATTGATTGCATGCGCTATGGACAAAACTACTGATCTTGTTCGCGTTGATTTTGAAATGCGCGAGCCGATTGCAAACAATGAAGCACCTAGCCTAAAGTTGTATTTTGGTTCTGCGGGTGGCGTTAAGCCAAAGTTGCATTGGGCAATGGTTGAAGGTCATCAGATCTTTGAACTATCAGAGCATTACGCGGAGGCAAACTAATTATGGCGAGCAATGTAGTTAAGAAACTTCAGATTGAATTAGACGGTCATAGCGTTGCTGACCTTGCTGGTTTAATTGAAGAAAAGGTTATTGAAAAGATCCAGGAACTTATTGAAACTGAATGTTCAGAATTATCAAACATGGGAGAAGATGGCAACACGGAACTCTTATTAGAAGATACTGATGTTTCAATAGAAGGTGACGGGTTAGAAGCCACTATTTACTTTAATCGTGAGTCAGGCAAATTTGCGGCAACAAGTGATGTGGAAGATGAAGTTATACGCCTGTTGCAAAATCAAGAAATTGAAGTGTCCTTTAATTTTTCCCTAGTAATTTAAGGAGATACAAACATGAAATGTTCTGTATGTGGAGTAGATACAGCCCCAACACAAATGCGCAAGGCTGGCATGTGTAAGGTGTGTGAACGATTGATGAAAAAAGAAAAGAGGACATGCGGGTGAAGTTTAAAGTAGAGATAACGGTGGAGTTTAATGATTTTGTTATTCCGCCTAACAAAAGCCAGTCAATGAACAATGCAATACAACGCGAACAGGTTTGGTTTGCAATACAAGATAAATTGGCTGGTATGAACCCACAGATCCACAATGTCTATAAGCAACGATCCTAGATGTATTTGGTGCGGAACTTATGGTTCACCTGCAAATTATGTAATTGTGTATGAAGCAGTAGAAGGCAATGCACTTAGTGAGTGCGAGTGGTGCGGCACACAAGAATGGTTCAGAAGGAGGGCAAGTGATGGCAAAGACTAGATTGACACGCAGAGGCAAGATTGTATTAGGAATTGTTATAGCCGTAATTGTTTACTGGCTGTATGACATAACAACGCCTGATCAATGCAAGGTAGCAATTGAGAACATGTCTGAATGGTGCAAAGATTTGAGATACCCATGACACCTGAAGAAGTAATTAAAAACCATTTAGAGCCGCTTCAAAATGTTTTAACAACATGGATTGAAGGGCCTTATGTAGCAAAGATGTTAAGCGAACCTGAAAACCGTGAGCGGTATCTAGGCTTTGTAGAAGGTTTGCGATTAAGCAGGGCTAATGTAATTCAAGCAATTACCAACCTGACACCGCAGGAGGAAGAAGAATGATGCTAATTGTGGGCGTAATTATTGCTACAGTTTTAGGCATTGTAATTGAACACATTTGCTATAAAATAGAGCAGTCCTAAAAATAACCTGAAAGGGGAAAGAAATGGACAGTTTAATAAAGCGTTGTAATTGCGGCAGTTGGGTTTATGGTAACGCCGCCTGCGAAGTCTGTAGAAAGTTGGCGAACGGCTAAAGCCTGAAGCGTTTAACGCAAATCCTTTTAAGCGCCGCATTAGCGGTAGGAATTGTGTTTGCTTCACCTGCAACGGCTCAAGCGCCAAAATTACAATTGCATCAAATGCCCCCAAAAGTTATTGCGCTTGAAATGGTGAAGAAAAGTTATCCTGATTACAAAAAGCAATTTGCCTGCCTAGAGCAATTGCTTTACAAGGAGAGTGGGTGGCGCGTAAATGCGCTTAATCGCTCATCAGGCGCATTTGGGTTGTTTCAGTTCTTGCCTAGCACCTGGGCTAACTACAAATACCCATTTAAGCCAAAAGACGCGCACACGCAGATCAAGGCTGGGTTACGCTATGTGTACAAGCGTTACCAAACTCCTTGCGGGGCGTGGGAATTTTGGAAAAAGCAGGCTGGCCCTGACATGCATGGAGGTTGGTACTAATGACCACATCACCATTTGGCCTGCCATTGCGCGTTGATCTTCCTACGGTAGATCCTACTGAATGGGAAGATGAAGAAGAAGATGGCGATTGATAAGAAGGTTGTTGCTACCGTAATTAACAGGGCTGACGGCTATTGTGAAGTATGCGGTGGCCCAGGCTTACCTGAAAACATGGCCTTACATCACCGCAAACTCAAATCAAGGGGTGGCAAAGACACCGTTTCCAACATCATCTTGATCCATCACGGTTGCCATAATCTAAAAACCGATAGTATTCACCTCAAGCCTGCAAGCGCAGAGCAAAAGGGTTGGATTGTGCCTTCTTACAGAGAGCCACATGAATTCCCTTTTGTGAAGCCTGATGGTTCAATTGTATTACTACAAGATGACGGCGGTGAAGCCGTAATGATGGAAGGTGACTAATGAACATAAGTGTTAAAGGTAATTTAGGCAGTGATCCTGACTTAAAGTTTTCAAAGAACAACACCGCATACTGTAATTTTTCATTGGCTTACACACCGCGCAAGCAAGTAAACGGTGAGTGGCAAGATGGCGAAACAATGTGGTTCAAAGTTGTTGCATTTGGTACAAAGGCTGAAGCAGTTGCAGATACATTTAGAAAAGGTGACACCGTTTTAGTTGTTGGTGAAATGGCACAAAGCACATACACAGACAAAGACGGCAAAGAAAAAACTTCTATGGAGATTACAGCCAGGGAAGTAGGTTTAGTTCCTAAACTGGGTAAGGCAAAGACAGGACAATTTGCAACTAAGGAGGCAACACCGTGGTAGATGATCTAATGAGTGCGGCAGAAGTATGCGAGCGTTTGAACATTACATTAAATAACTTACGACAGATCCAACACCGTAAGACACTTACATGGGTACAGAAATCAGGCCGTAATGTGTTCTATACAAAAGAAGATGTTGAAAACTACTTTTTAAAGCGCCAGGAGCGTAATCAAGGCTAACATCTCTATGTGATAGTCATTGAGGAAGAAGTAACGCTGGATCAGATAGATGAATGTCTGAGTCATGTGTACACCATGCTCAAAACAGATGAGTTTGGCAACCGCATGGATTGGCGCAAAAAAGAAATGCTTACAGAACAACTTGATGATTTGCTTGATGCGCGTCTTAATCTTGTAAGAACTGGTAAGCCATGAACAACACACCTTATGACGGCGTTCTGCTTTTTATTGTTCTCAGTTTATTTATTGCTGTAGTTGCAATGTCATTAGGAGTTAGATAAGTTACGCGTACTGATCCCCGCCGTGGGGATTGAGTGCTGGACACAACCCTTATTCATAACGAGTAAGGGTTTTGTTCTTTCAATTTGCGGTAAACTTTTTCTCACATTAAAGTGAACACATTATGGTAGAAAAAGCACCTACGCCTGAGCGTATAGACAGAGAACGCGAGATAGTTGAGTTGCGTACAGAGGGCTATGTGTGGCGTGAGATTGCAGTGCAGGTAGGCATGAGTACGGCTGGCGTGTACAAGGCTTACAACAGGGCTATGACGCGTGTGATTGCCCCATCTATAGAAGAACACCGCGAACTGGAATTAGATCGCTTGGACATTCTTCAGCGCACCTATTGGCAACCTGCCGTAAATGGAAACCTTAGAGCGGCAGATTATGTTCTACGCGTAATTGATAAACGCGCAAAGTTACTGGGATTAGATGCACCATTGAAGGTACAAGCAGAGGTGGTTACTTATGACGGATCAGACTTGGACAGAGAAGTTGAGCGAGTCGCAAGACTCATTGAAGCCTCAACCATTGGAGGGGTTGCAACCATCACAGAACTCACGGATCAAGGCGAGCCGTTGGGTGTGGAAGAACAAACTGGCGAGAGCGAACCAACTACCACCTGACGGTGATTGGAACATTTGGCTTGCAATGGCAGGCCGTGGATTTGGCAAGACAAGATTAGGCGCAGAAGAAATAGCCTGGCAAGCAATCATTCAACCTGCTACCAGGTGGGCTGTTGTTGCTCCTACTTTCTCAGATGCTAGAGATACATGTGCAGAAGGCGAGTCAGGCATTGTTGCGGTACTACAGCGGTATCACATGCTTCAGAATTACAACCGTTCTATTGGCGAGATCCTGCTTAAAAACGGTAGCCGCATAAAGTTATTTAGCGCAGATAACCCTGAACGCTTTAGAGGCCCGCAACATCACGGTGCTTGGTGTGATGAGTTAGGTGCATGGCGCTATCAAGATGCTTGGGATCAGTTGCAGTTTGGCCTACGCCTGGGTAAGAAGCCGCGGGTAATTGTTACTACTACACCGCGCTCTACAGCCCTTATACGCATGCTTGCAGGCCGTACAGATGGCTCAGTAGTTATCACCAGGGGATCTACATTTGATAACGCCGCAAACCTAGCCCCTAGTGCATTGATGGAATTACAGGCCCGCTATAACGGCACAAGACTGGGAAGGCAAGAACTGTATGGAGAAATTCTTGATGATGTTGAAGGTGCATTGTGGACTAGGGGATTGATTGACCGCACACGCATTGCTACAGCGCCAACTATGGCCCGCATTGTTGTAAGCGTTGATCCTGCCGTAACTAACTCAGAAAAATCAGATGAAACAGGCATTGTTGTAGTGGGATCTACCGCAGATGGGCAAGGTTATGTGCTTGGTGATTATTCATTTAGAGGATCACCGTTGCAGTGGGCTACAAAGGCAGTAGAACTCTTTGACGCATACAAAGCAGATGCAGTTTTGGTTGAAGTAAACCAGGGCGGTGACATGGTGGGCGCAGTGCTAAAACAAGTACGGCCTACCTTGCCAATTAGAGAAGTGCGAGCGCACATAGGTAAGAAACTCAGAGCAGAACCAGTTGCCGCTATGTATGAGCAAGGCCGTATTCACCACATTGGCGAGTTTGCAGAGTTAGAAGATCAGATGTGTACTTGGACTGTTGATGAACCAAACTCACCTGACCGCATTGATGCAATGGTGCAGGGTTTTAGTGATCTTTTAGGAAAAGTTACAGTCAGTAATTACTTTAACGCAATTGCTAACCATTGCCCTAAGTGTGGGTTGCCAATGCCTAAATCATTTACACATTGCTCAGCGTGTAGAACCGCTATGATTAGCCCAAATTCTGAAGTGTCACAGGGAGCGTAATGGCTGACAATTACAACACAATAATTGATCAAGGCTCTGACTGGTTTCGCAATTTCTTGTACACACAGCCTGCAACTATTACAAATGTAGTAGGCAATGGCACAACTGTTACATACACCGCAGATAATGGATTTAGCGCAGGGCAAACTGTTTTTATTCAAGGTATTTTGCCTAGCCAATACAATTTAGGTAATGTAACAATTGCTTCACGCACATCAACACAATTTACAGTTACTAATGCGGCTACTGGTTTGTACATTCAAGGCGGTGACGCATTAAGCGCAGTGGACATCACTGGCTACACAGCCCGCATGCAGTTGCGCTCGCTACCTAATGACACAATTGCAGTTTTAACGCTTACAGATACAAGTGGCATTACAATTGATGGGCCTAGCGGAACTCTTGCAGTTCGCGCAACAGCAACACAAACAGCGGCGATCAGTGCAGGCCCTTATTATTATGATTTAGAGATAACATCACCTACTAATGTGAGAACGCGCATTGTTCAAGGTGAATTTAATGTAAATGCAGAGGTGACAAGATGACATACAACCCAAACAGTTTTCTTAACAATCCAAATCCTGTTGGAACACCTAATGTCATTGTTGTTACACCTGGCCCTGTTGGGCAACAAGGTATTCAAGGTGTTCAA